AAGCCAATAAATGAACAATGAACCAGTAGCGTGGACTGCTTGCTTGGATTGTGGCAAAAGGGTTACAGGGGATTCTATTCATACTTGCTCGCCACAGTTAAAGACACTAACAGATGAGGAAATAGAAAAAGTGTTTTTTGAAATACATGGAATTGAACCCGCACCAAGTTCTGTGTTTGATTTTGCTAGAGAAATACTAAGAAAGGCACAAGAGAAATGAGTGCTTGGCTTATTATTGTTACAGGCTTGATCTATGCCTATATTGGGTGCGAACAAGCCCTAAAAGGGAATGTGCCTATGGCAGTTGTATATACAGGATATGCGTTTAGTAATGTTGGTCTTTACATCTTGGCGAGTAAATAATGCATTGGAATCATAGAGTGGTAGACTTTTCAGACGAGAACGATGGAAATCCTTGGGTTGAGGTGTGCGAGGTCTTTTACGATAAGAACCATGAGCCTTATCTATACACAGCTAGAGGTGTCGGTGTGATGGGTGAGGACTTAGAAGAAGTAAAGCAGAATTTATTTCGTATGTTAGATTGCTTAAATAAGCCAGTTCTTATGAAAGCAGACTTTAACAAAAACATAAAGGTGTGGATGGATGAAGATACAAGTCAAGATAATTAAAGAACTACCAGATGGATCGGCAGAGTGCGAACTCACGATGGATAAAGCCGGTCATAAGTTTTTAATGCAAGCAGGTTTTACAGCAGTAATGGAAGCAGTAATAAACGAAAGGAAAAGGGAAAATGACATTCGAGAACTTTTGGTCGCAATACCCAAAGAAGGTCGGAAAGCTAACAGCAAAAAGATCGTGGGAAAAGCTAAGTCTAGACAACCAACAAAAAGCACTAGAGGCAATAGCAGAGCATCGAAAATACTGGACAGCAAAAGGAACTGATTGGGATTACATAGCCCATGCAAGTACCTGGCTGAACAATCACAGGTTCGAGGATGAGCTTGTTATCGAGCAGAAAGAAAACAAGAGACCACCTTTACCTTGGTATGCAAGCGATGAACTTACTTTAGCCAAGGGCAGAGAACTAGGATTAAACCCATATGCAGGAGAAACTTTTGCCCAATTTAGAGCCAGACTTTCGGCTAAGATCGGCAGTACGGCAACTCTGTAAGTGGAGAGCAGATTGGGGTCTGACAAAGTGGAGAAAGTATTTATCAGACCATACGATAGATAAAGACCTATTAGTTCTATATGGGGAACAATGGTCTAAAGGGAATAAAGGGGAGTGGGGAACATGGATATAGATCCAACAAAAGCAGTAGAGTACATAATGAAGTATTCGGGAGATTTTGCTAAAGCCAAGGCAAACAGAATCTACTTAGAAAACTTCCTAAAGTCTAAACGCAGTATTCTTATGTCTAAGTCATCGGCTAAGTCTGTCGCAGCAGCCGAGGTAGATGCCTATGCTGACCCAGAGTATATAGGGCTACTAGAGGGCTTAAAAGAGGCTGTGGAGTGCGAGGAGAAGATTAAATGGATGCTGACTGCTGCACAACTCAAAGTCGAGATATGGCGCAGTCTAGAGGCTACTAACCGATCTGTAGATAATCATGCTCGATAGCGACTTTGTCTACATCTGGGCATTGATTGTGTTTCTTATTGTTTACATTTCAATAAAGATTGGTACAAAATAGTGGACTCTACAAATTACAATTTATACTTAAATAGGTATAACGAGATGCTAAAGACAGCACACCATTTATCTCAGTTGCTAAAGAAAACAAGAGAAGAAAACGAATACCTAAGAAAATGTATAGAAACAAAAAACTCCTAGAAATTGCTAGACTATTACCATGTCAACATTGTGGGATAGAAGATGGAACTGTCGTGGCTGCACATTCCAACCAGCTTAGAGATGGCAAAGGTCGTGGACTTAAGTCATCCGATTTTCGCATTGCAAGCCTCTGTTTTCGCTGCCATGCGGAAGCCGATACATCTAGCACACTTACAAAAGTCGCAAGGATTGAGATGTGGGAACAGGCGCACCGAGCAACCATTGGTGAACTTTTTGAACGAGGACTTGTTGTAGTTAATTCAAAGCTCTAAGGGATCAAACCCTAAAGACTCTGCTACTAACTTAGCTCTGTATCTAAAAGTCTTATCGTGCTTTGTCCAGGCACAAGTAGAAGTATTCCACCTACTAGCGTGGATGGCTTCATGTGCCATTGTACGGATACAGGTTTCTATAAAGCCATTTCTAGCTGCTGATATTGTGATTATGTGTTCATACTTGTCTGCACCATCATCGTACAAGTAAGTTCCCATGGTGTCTGGATCGTAATCCACAATAAACTTTATCTGCTCTGCAAGAGGCATATCCCACTTATCAAAAGGCTCACACACCACAAGCATATTGTAGATATTCTTTAGGATGGTGGAGGTCAGTTTCATACCTTCAAGATTTCGCCTCTGAACTCTACCTCATCTTCACCACAAACTTGGATCATCTCCGGCATAAGCATCTTGCCTCGTTCCCAAGACAGCATAACAAAGCCAGACCGCCAGTCTTTAGGAGAATCCTCTGTATAGTCTGCAAACTGCATATTATTGGGTTCTGCTAATGTGCCTGTCTGCACCCCCCAAATCGTTTTAGCATAGCCTGAAATGGGCTGACAAGCTAATACATGGGTATGCCCTGTGATGATGTTTGTTTGGGCTGCTGTAGCGTTGTTATAGCCTGCGTATCGACCACCCTTAAACCTGTGTTTAATTACAGTATCGTCATTAACCCAAAACGACCAGCATCCTTCCCATAAGGGAAAGTGGTCTTTTAATTGGAATCCCTGTACACCTTCAAACTGACTAGCCTGTGCAGCAAGCATAGTCTCAAATCGCGCATCGTGATTACCAAGACACCAAATAAGCCTACACCCTGCTGGTCGTATCTTTTCTATCTCGCCTAAGTAGAGTTTATTGGCTTCGAGTTCTTCTTGGACAGTAGGTTTTTTATCCCAACCGATACGAGGAAACCGACTAATAGAACCACCATCAAAGGAATCGCCATTATTAACAATAATCGTTGGCTTAAAATACTCAATAAATTTAAGCAAAGCCTTATAAGCTGTAGTAGTGTCATCAGGATAAAAATGGGCATCGCTAAAAACAATAATACGACCTTTATCAAGTGCTGTTCCCCTTCTAACTGAGATTTGTTCTTTTTTTATTCTGTTTTTGTTTTTTTCTTTTAGTCTGGCAATGCGTTCTTCTTTTTGTTTTTTATTGTAATCGTCTCTAGTGTTTATTTCAGTTTCTAACTTAATCCCTAACCTAATTTCTACAGACCTTCTTCTATTCTGTATGCCTCTAGGACTCATCTTAATCTCGTTTGCCATCAGCATTGGACTAGGAAACTGTTTCCATTTGTCGGCAAACTCTTGGTCGGTCAAGTAATGTCCGTACTGATTTTTCATATATAGTTGATACCATTAAGAAAATAGTTACAATTATATAGTTAATTAAACACAGGAATGTGAATGACATTAGATGAACGCTTAAAAAACTGGGCTTGGTATGTCTCTGGATCAGTTATTCCACAGCCAGACTCTACTTGTCGATCATTTGAAAAGAACTACATTCCCGAACTCGGCAACCTTTACGCACCCGAAGAACCACACTACGAACCCGACAACCAAGATGGAGAGCTAATCGAACAAGCAGTTAAGGGTTTACCCTTAGAACTCAGAAAGATGCTAAAGGCTCGCTATATAAGCCACCCATACGCTAGTCAGAATCAACTAGCCCATCACCTTAGAATATCTACAAAGCGATTCGAAACAGACCTACACAATGCTAAAAAGCGACTCCAAGACCAACTCGACAAGAAAACCAAATCTAAGGACTATGCGGATATGCTCAAGGTGTCAGGAGAGAAAGACAACCGAGAATGGGATTTTCGAAATCTACAACAATGGGATTAATGAACGATTTATTTGTTTTCATTGTAGAAAGCCTAAAAATGTTTTATAATTTGCTTGGGTCATTGCACCCAGAATTTAGTGATTCTTCTTCATAGCCCTAGAAATAGGGCTTTTTTTTGGGTGCGATATGAAAGAAAAAGGTATGTCGATAATGATCGGTCTGTTAGGCAAAGAGCCTAAGATGGCTGAGAAGTCCGAGGGCGGTCTATTAGAGTCCGATACCGAGTCTTGCCCACTCTCTACAATGGATGCCGATATTAATAAAGGCAACAAGAAAAAGGCTATCTTGACCGCCAACTATGGTGCGCGCAAGGATGGCGAAGGTAAATGTAAAGCCTGCGAATACTACGAAACAGGCGAAGAAATGACTAAGTGCGGAGTTGGTAAAGGCATGGGTCATTGTGCTATATTCGACTTTGTATGTGCCGATGAGAATGGCTGTCAGGCTTGGGAAGCTGTCGGTGAGGAAGAAGAATACGAGGAGGAAGAATGAAACAGGGTCTCTACAGCAATATCGCAGCAAAAAGAAAACGGATCAAGGCAGGATCAGGCGAGAAAATGAATAAGCCTGGTAGCAAAGCAGCACCTTCCGCAGCAGACTTTAAACAAGCTGCTAAGACCGCTAAACCTTACAAAAAGAAATCTTGAGATTAGGGATAATAATCCCATATAGAGACAGAGAGGCGCATCTAACCAAGATGCTCCCTCATACAGTCTCATTCTTTCGTAGAAATACCGACATAGAACCCTTGTTTGTTTTAGCAGAACAAGACGATGATCTACCTTTTAACAAAGGCGCAATACTCAATCATGCTTACGCAGCTTGTGCAGGCATGATCGATTATGTGTGTTTTAACGATGTAGACTACCTACCAATGTGGGCAGACTATAGCGAACCTAGCCTACCAAGCAGAATAGTTTGGTATGGGCTGGATAAACGACCAGTAGGGCATGGCACAGACAGAGCAGTAATCGCCCAACGCTACGGATTAGCAGCAGTTGCAGTCATGCGTAAGTGGCATTTTGAAGCCTGTAACGGATATTCCAATACTTATTGGGGATGGGGTTACGAGGACACAGACCTCGCTAAGAGGCTCGAATCAGTCGGGATACCCCTAGGGTACAAGGATGGTACTTTTATCGCCCTAGACCACGATTCTAACGGCTACGATGCCAACGGAGAGTCCGAGGCAAGCAAGGCAAACGCAGAACGATTTAAGCATAGGGTTTACCCTGATATGGTAGATGGACTTAGTACATTAGGTGCTACTGTCGTTTCTATACAACAGCATATTGCAAGAGGCATGGCAGACGGAGAAGAAGCACCCTTGTTATGGTGCAAATATAACCTAGAGGATCTCTATGAACAAGGCACAGAAGAAAATCGGTAAAGTAATGGGCGAGTACAAAGAAGGAAAGCTACATTCTGGCAAGGGCGGTAAGGTCGTTAAGAACCCTCGCCAGGCGATTGCAATCGCTATGTCGGAAGCCGGTAAGTCTATGCGAGTCAAGAAGTGAAAATCCGAGAGGCTGCTGGAGTATTAGAAAGAATCGGTGTAGCAGGATTTAATAAACCTAAAAGAACTCCAAATCACCCTACTAAAAGCCATGTAGTCGTAGCAAAAGAAGGCGATAAGGTAAAGACAATACGATTTGGTCAGCAAGGAATGACAGGTAGCCCACCAAGAGAAGGTGAGTCGCAAGCTGACAAGGCAAGAAGAAAGTCATTTAAGGCAAGACACGCCAAGAACATAGCCAAGGGAAAAATGAGTGCAGCGTTTTGGGCTGACAAAGTTAAGTGGTAATAAATAAAGGATAAATATGGCAAGCCTACTAGATCTGGCACAAGCCCGATTAGGTGGCTTGTTAGTTCCGCAAAGACCATCAATGGCAGGACTTCTTGGTGGCAGACAGCCAACAGGAACACTAGCAGGAGCATTACAAGGCTATACACCTCCACAGATGACAGCAATGACCAATCCACAAGTAATGGATTATGCAAGAAATGTGGCACAGTCAGCGCAACAAAATCTACAAACGCAGATGTCTGACCTAGATAAAGCTCTAGTAATGGATCAAGGCGGTATCAATGTAGGAGACCGGCAAGCTCTTGCAAGGCTAATGGAACAAGTGCCAGGGCTTATGGGTGCTACAGCCTATCATGGCACACCTCATAACATCCGAGGACAGTTTGACATAAGCAAAGTAGGAACTGGCGAAGGCGCACAGGCTTATGGGCATGGTATGTATTTTGCTGAAGCACCTGAAGTTGCTAAACAATATGCAACAGATAGAAGTTATGTAGGTAAGGTTATGGCTGGAACGCCCGACAATACACCTTGGGATGCCCAAAGAATTGCCCAAGATACATTGAATGTGCATGGTGATAACGCTATTGCACAATTAGAAAAAACTTTAAAAAACAATAGTTTCTTAAAAAATCCGCAACAAGTTGAAAATAATAAGCAATTGCAAGATGCTATTGATATTCTTAAAACCAATCAATTACAGCCTGTAGGCAATCTATACAAAGTAGATATACCTGATGAATACATCCCTAATATGTTGGATTGGGATAAACCTTTAAAAGAACAAGAAAATGTATTAAAAGCTATTCGTAGTCAAATTAAAGATGCCGATTTATTAAAATCTTTTGACTACAATGTTGAACATGGGATGTCAGGTGCTAATGCCTATAAAAATTGGGTAAATTTAAATTGGGCTGGCAAAGGACAAAGAGGTTATAAAACAGACAAAGATGCTAGTGAAGCGTTAAATGCTTTAGGCATCAAAGGCATACGCTACGAAGATGCTGGTAGTCGTGGCAAAGGTGGCACAAGCAATTTTGTAGTATTTGACCCCAAAGATGTAAAAATACTAGAAAAGAATAGTCAAAAAGTAGAAGGACTACTAGACTAATCTGTTGTAGAATAGCAACATCATCAACCATCAACCCATAGGGAATGGAATGGAAAACTCTACAGAAAACAATAATCTACAAGTTGAGCCAACTAATAAAGGGGGCGCACCTACAGGCAACCAAAATGGTAAGAAGGGAAAGCTCTTTTACGATGCACTAAGAGTAGCCCTAGTACAAGAGGATCGAAAGAAACTCAGGAACATTACCGAGAAGCTAGTCAAGTCAGCAGAAGCTGGAGAGCCTTGGGCAATCAAAGAAGTCATGGACAGGATAGATGGTAAGCCTGTTAACACTACCGAACTAAGCAATACAGAAGGTGGAATCTTTAAGATGGTGGTCGCTTGGGAGAAGTAGAGTACGCAGACGATGAGGTAAAACGAGTCGTTATCCCTTATAAGCCTAGAGAACCTCAGTTGCAGATCCATGAGGCGATGGAGAACAATCGTTTCGTAGTGGTAGTGGCACACAGGCGTATGGGTAAGACAGTACAGGCTCTAAATGCGCTGATCAAAGCAGCGATGGAGAATGACAAGCCTAATCCTAGGTATGCGTATATCGCGCCAACATATAGCCAGGCTAAAAGAGTAGCTTGGGATTACCTTACAAACTTCTGTAGACCATTGGATGCAACAGCCAATATTGCGGAATTAAGAGTAGATTTTTACGGAAGGAGAATCCAGCTTTATGGCTCGGATAACCCAGACTCCTTGCGCGGGCAATATTTCGACTCTGTAGTGCTAGACGAAATTGGCGATCAGAATCCTAAGATTTGGAATGAGATCATTAGACCAGCTCTTGCAGACAGAAAAGGGTCGTGCTTGTTTATCGGCACACCAAAGGGAAACAACCACTTCAAGGACTTGTTCGATAGAGCAGGTAAAGAAGAAGGATGGAGTGCATTACAGTTCAAGGCAAGCGAAACAAAGCTACTAGATGAACAAGAGTTACTGTCTGCCAGAAAAGAAATGGGAGACGATAAGTACAACCAAGAGTTCGAGTGTAGTTTTAACGCAGCAGTAGAGGGAAGTTACTATGGCAAACTCATCAACGACCTCGAAGAAAAAGGTAGACTTTGCGACATTACGAGAGATGATCTCTGTAGAACTTATGTGGCTTGGGATTTGGGCATGGGTGATAGCACAGCAATATGGGTGGCACAAGCAACAGGACAAGAAGTAAGACTGCTAGATTATGTAGAGAATCATGGTCAAGGACTTGATTGGTATGTTAACTGGCTAAAAGATAACAAGTGGGAGAAAGCAGAGCAACTCCTACCACACGATGTAGAAGTAAGAGAACTAGGCACAGGCAAGAGCAGATTGGAAGTGTTGAGAGAAGCTGGACTAGATGTTCGGGTTCTGCCAAGACTTTCTGTAGATGATGGTATTCAGGCAGTCCGTAGACTCCTACCGAGATGTTGGTTCAATATGCCACAGGTAAAGCAAGGGCTAGACTGTCTTAGGAACTATAGGCGCGATTATGATGAAAAGCGTAATGTCTTTTTTGACAAGCCAATGCACGACTGGGCAAGTCATGGATCAGATTCTATGCGCTATCTTGCACTAGGAATGGAACAAAACAATTCTTGGGGTGAGCCGATTAAGATTAACACCAAATGGATCGTATAAATGGATGAAGGCAAACTAAAAGGCATACTAGATGCCGAGATCGACAATGCCATTGGTTTCATAGAAACAGAAACCACAGACGATAGGCGCAAGGCGATTGAATACTACAATCGTTACCCATATGGGAACGAGGTAGAAGGTCGCAGTCAGATCGTTACAGGCGAGGTAGCAGAAGTAGTCGATGGTGCATTGCCACAACTCCTACGAGTGTTTACTCAGTCAGACGAGATGGTTCGTTTCGAGCCTAAGTTCCAAGGAGACGAGGAAAAAGCTAAACAAGCTACCGAGTATGTCAACTGGGTAATGAACAAGGACAACGACGGAGTCCTAATATTCCACAATTGGTTCAAGGATGCACTTCTACAAAAGAATGGCATTGTTAAGGTTTATTGGGATGAGAAGATTGATGTAACCAAAGAGACCTACAAAGACCTGACCGAAGAAGAATTAACCATGTTGGTAACCGATCCTGGTATCGAAGTCGTAAACCAAGATAGCCGACAGGTAACGGAATCTGTAGACCCAATGACAGGTGTAGTTATCCCTATTTTTGCTTACGATGTAAAGATCAAAAAGACCGAAAAGGATGGCAAAGTAATTATTGAGAATGTGCCACCAGAGGAGTTCTTGATCTCGAAGAAAGCTCGTACCATTGCTGACAGCCCATTTGTAGCACATAGACGATTAATTACCCGATCTGACCTAGTAGCAATGGGTTTCAATAAAAAAACAATTGAGACCCTTCCTACTTTTGGAGACATCACCTACAACCAAGAACGAGTTGCTCGCTTTACCCAAGGCGAACAACCAGACGATCAGAGCATGGTCGATGAGTCAATGCAAGAAGTAGAAGTATTCGAGTGTTATGTTAAGTGCGATATGGATGGCGATGGAATTGCCGAACTGCGTAAGATTACCTATTCAGGCAAGGAGATCCTAGACAACGAAGAAGCAGACTTTGTACCATTTGCAAGCATCTGCCCAATCCCAATGCCACACAAGTTCTTTGGACAAAGTTTGGCAGATCGGGCAATGGATCTACAAATTATCAAGTCTACAGTTACTCGTCAGATTCTCGACAATATGTATATGACGAATAGTCCTCGTATGCAGATTGTAGAAGGACAAGTAAACCTAGATGACTTATTAACAGTTACTGCTAATGGCATTGTTCGTACTAAGAACATTAACGCTATAACCCCCCTTACTGTTCCACCAACCGCAGCACAATCATTCCCTCTCTTGGAATACCTAGATGGAGTGCAAGCAAAGCGTTCTGGTGTATCGGAAGTAAGTCAGGGCTTAGACCCTAATGTTCTACAAAATACTACCGCTACCGCAGTTGCAGCGATGACAAGTGCAGCAGCAGGCAAGATGGAATTAATTGCTCGTATCTTTGCAGAAACAGGTGTTAAAGACCTTTTCCAAAAAGTCCTACATCTCCTATGCAAGTACCAAGATAAAGCTCGTGTAGTGCGTTTAAGAGGCAAGTATGTGTCGATTGACCCAAGAGAATGGGCAAATGGCTTTGACATCTCGATTAATGTCGGTCTAGGCACAGGCAACAAGCAAGAACAGATGGCAATGATTGCTATGGTAATGGAGAAACAAGAGAACATCTTGCGCGAAGTAGGATTATCAAATCCATTGGTTAGCCTTACGAACTACCGACAAACATTAGGTCG